TGTGGCCGTCGATGACACGGCAATGCAGGCGGCTGAATCGCTAGCCGATGCGATTAATGCTGACGCCGATCTCCCTGTAACGGCTGCTGCTGCAGCAAACGGTGATGCGGCAACTATTACACTGACAGCGAAATATACAGGGGTTGCGGGCTGTAATATCCCACTGACGCTCAACTATTACGGGATGACAGGGGGAGAGCAGACGCCGGACGGCCTGAATATTCAGATCACGGCGATGACCGGAGGTGCTAAACCTGTCGACCTGGACCCCGTTATCGCCGCAATGGGTGATGAAAGTTTTGATTTTATCGGGTTCCCGTTCAGTGACAGCTCATCATTAAAACTGATCGGACAGGAGATGGACGACAGCGCCGGTCGCTGGTCGTGGTATCGCCAGTTATACGGCCATGTGTACAGCGCCAAAATTGGCCCCTTAACGGACCTCGTACAGTTTGGCGATTCATTCAACGATCAGCATCTGACAATTTGCGGCTATGAACCTGACACGCAGACGCCGCCAGATGAACTCATCGCAGCCCGGTTAGGTCGTCAGGCCGCATTTATTCGTAATGATCCGGCTCGCCCTACACAAACGGGCGCTATTACCGGTGCTCTTCCCGCGCCGGTTGGTAAACGAAATCAGATTCTGGAGCGTCAGAGCCTGCTGAGTCATGGCATTGCGACGGCTGCTGTCTCTGGTGGATCGTTACAGATTGAGCGCGATGTCACGACGTATAAGGTGAACAAGTTTGGCGCAACGGATAACAGCTATTTAGATAGCGAAACGTTACACACGAGCGCCTATGTGCTCCGCAAGCTGAAATCGGTAATTACGACCAAATACGCACGGCATAAACTGGCTGATGATGGCACGCGATTTGGTCAGGGTCAGGCAATCGTCACGCCATCCGTTTTGCGCGGCGAAATGTGCGCAGTATACAAAGAACTTGAATTGGCGGGCATTGTAGAGAATTTTGAGATATTTAAAAAATATCTGATTGTTGAACGTAACGCTAATAATTCAAATCGTGTTGATGTTTTATTTCCGCCTGATTACGTGAATCAGCTCCGTGTTTTTGCGGTTAAAAATCAATTCCGCCTTCAATATTCTGATGAAGAGAAAAATGCATAATGGCTAAAATTGCTGGCACTTGTTTTATTAAAGTGGATGGACTTCAACTCTCTGTTACAGGGGGCGTTGAATGTCCAATGAATACCAAGCTAAAAGAGAAAATTCTTGATCTTGGAGGGGGTGTTGATCACAAAGAAACTCACCGCGCTCCGTATGTAAAGTTGACCGCTAAAGTGCCGAAGGGGTTTCCCAGAGACAAAATTATTAACTCGGACAATATGACAATTACAGCCGAATTAGCAAACGGCGATGTTTATGTCCTGTCAAAAGCCTTTGTCGAAGGGGAGTTAAACCATAATCCTGAAGACGGCACTGTAGATATTGAGTTCACTGGCGAAGAGGGTTTTTATCAATGAAAGAGATTAAATTATCAGCGCCTATCATGGCTCATAATGAAAACATCCACGTTCTAGAAATGCGTGAGCCGACGTTCGATGAGGTCGAAAATTTAGGTTTTCCGTTCACTATAAACAGCGAGGGGGGATTCAAAATTGATAGCGGCGCAGCGTTTAAATATATTCCATTGCTGGCCGGTATTCCCCGCAGTTCAGCGCAAAAAATCCCATTGAGAGACCTGTTTAAAATTTCAATGTCGATCATGGGTTTTTTCACGGCCTCGGAGACGGCGACGGACTCCGCAGACGACGTTACAACGTCGCTCACTTCTGGCGAATAAATCCCCTGGAACTAAAACGGATGGCCCTCTCTGAGTTTTTAGAATTAGAGGCGGAGGCCATCCGCATTAGTGAGGAGCTAAAACCTCATGGCTGATTCATTCGAACTAAAGGCCATAATCACCGCCGTTGATAAGTTGTCTGGCCCGCTTAAAGGGATGCAGAAACAGCTAAAGGGATTTAAAAAGGAGCTTTCTGGTTTAGCTGTGGGCGCTGGCGCGGCGGGGGCAACGATTCTCGGGGCGCTTTCGGGCGCAACGATGCAGGCTGTTGAGTTTGAAAAAACAATGGCGGATGTTCGGAAAGTCGTCGACGGGCTGGATAGTCCGGCAGCGTTCCGGCAGATGCAGGATGATGTGCTCGAACTCTCAACGTCTATTCCGCTGGCCGCTAATGAAATTGCGGATATTGTCGCGCAGGCCGGACAATCAGGGATTGATCGCTCCGAGCTGACACAGTTCGCCGCAGACGCTGCAAAAGTTGGGGTCGCGTGGGATCTGTCAGGCAAAGACGCGGGTAAAACGCTGGCCGTCTGGCGGACTGCGTTCGGATTGACACAAAAGGAAGTGGTCGACCTGGCGGACAAAGTCAACTATCTGGGGAACACCGGCCCCGCTAACTCCGCCTCAATCGCGCAGGTTGTCACCGAGCTGGGCGGGATTTCAAAATCCGCGCATGTTGCGTCGGGAGACGTGGCCGCGCTGGCCTCAACGATTATCGGCGTCGGTATCGGTGGCGATGTGGCCCAGACAGGGATTAAAAACCTGTTTTCAGGGCTGACGAGCGCCTCCTCCGGGCGTCAGGCTGCTGTAGCTAACGCGATAGGATGGTCGCCGGATAAGCTCGCTAAGGGGATGGTAAAAGACGCTCGTGGGACGATTCTCAACGTACTGGATAAGATAAATAAACTGCCTGAGTGGAAAAAATCCCGCGCAATGGAATTTCTTTTCGGGAAAGAGTCGGCGGTTGCAATTGTGCCACTGTTAACGAACCTCGACACTCTGAAAAAGAATTTCAATAAGGTTTCTGACGCGCAGATTTACGCAGGAGCCGCCGCGAGTGAATATGCGACGGCCTCTGATACGGCGGCGGCTGATTTGGCGTTGATGCGAAATGAAATCACGAAAATCTCTATCGAGGTCGGGAGGGAGTTTCTCCCAATTATTCGTGATGCAGTACGCGAAATTAACCCACTTCTTAAATCTTTTTCACAGTTTATAAAAAACAATCCCGAGGCGGTGCGTGATTTGGCTAAATTGGGCTTAGCTCTGGCAGGCACAGCAGCGGCAATAGGAGCTGTTTCCCGCGCTGTTAAAATTCTTAATTTCGCTATGAATATGTCACCGGCTAAAGCGCTTATCGGTTTATTGGTGTTGGGTGCGTATCAAATAATTGATAATTGGGATGAGGTAGGGCCGGTTATTGAGGATGTATGGCATTTTATTGACGAGGCTGTCAATAAAATGGGGGGGTGGGAATCCGCTATCAAATCATTAGGAGCATTGGCAGCAATTGTTATAGGCATTAGTTTTGTAAAAAATATGCGCAGTGCAATTACTGAAATTGAGGGGGCGAATAGCAAAGTAAATACGTTAAGCGGCTCAATGCGTGCAATCGGTAAAATCGGCATGATCGGCGGACTAATTGAGCTGGGTCTGTTAGCGCAGAAATTTGAACAGGATCATCCTTGGTTGATTCATAATTTTGTGGCCGATGCGTTAAATAGTGGTCTCGGTTTAAATGATTATCTCGATAGCGCCGGTAAAAAATTAAACGATGGGATTTTTAACCTCACTGGATTTCGATTACCACGCGCTGATGGCTACGGAGCCACGCCCTATGCGCCGAACGTGGGTCTTTCGCGGCCTGCAGTCGGGCTGATGAACCCTGTTGCTGCAAGAGGGGGAGCGTCTGAGATTAAAGTTCTTTTTGAAAATGTTCCTCCCGGAGTACGCGTCGCAGAGGGGCCAAAATCAGGCGATCCGCTAATGAGGGTGACGACCGACGTCGGATATTCACCATTCCGCAAACCACAATAAACCCGCTTGGCGGGGTTTTTTATGGGCTAAATCATGGCAACTCAGACCGACTGGCGATCCCGCCTGCAGGCGGCGTCGTTTCGTGGCGTTCCGTTCTCTGTAGAGAACGACGAGAGCACTTTCGGGCGTCGTGTTCAGGTTCACGAGTACCCAAACAGAGATAAACCCTATACGGAGGATTTAGGGCGCGCTACGCGCCGTATTCAGCTCGATGCTTATCTCGTCGGAGATGATTACCCGGAGCAACGCGACCGCCTAATCGCAGCGATTGAAACCGCAGGACCGGCGACGCTGGTCCATCCCTTTTATGGGGAGATGCGGGGCAGCGTTGACGGGACTGTCCGCATCATTCACAGCCGGGAAGAGGGCCGGATGTGCCGGGTCTCGTTCTCGTTTGTGGAGTCGGGCGAACTGTCGTTCCCGACGTCGGGAATTGCATCCGGGCAGCGCCTGGAGAGTTCCGTCAGTTTTCTTGAGGATGCGATCTCGTCCGCAATGTCGGCGCTCTCTCTCGATGGCCTGAGTGATTTTGTTCAGTCCGAGATTTTAGGCGAGGGCGCAAACATGCTCGGGGTGATTACTGACGCATTTAAAATGGTCGACTCCGGGATTGATGCAGCTATGCGACTCCTGCAGGGCGATTTATCCGTCATTCTGATGCCACCCAGCACAGCTAATGATTTCGTCAGAGCATTGCAAACCGCATGGCGTGGAGGGACTCGCCTCGCTGGGGATGCATCCGACCTCGTAACGATGATCAAAACAATCAGCGGCGTCGCCATCGATCCCGGACTCTCTCCGCGTGGAGTCTGGGACAGTGACGCAGGGACGACGCGAGCACGTAAACAGGCCGTTAATTCTATCGGGTCGGCTATTCGGGTAACCGCTATCGCTGAGGCCGCTCGCGCAGTAACGGCCATCCCAGCACCTCCCCGCGTTGCGGCAACCGGCGATAACGTGTCGGACATAGTGAACATTCCGCACCCCGCCTTAGATGCGGCGACAGATGCGGCGCAGAGCACAGCCTCTTTAACTGTTACGGAGTCTGGACAGGTTGCGTCGTCAGACACATCAACGGAGACCCCCTCCGCGACGTGGGACGACCTGACAGACGTCAGGGCCGCGTTGAATCATGCCATTGATGTTGAGCAGCTCCGCACGACCAATGACGAGGTTTTTCTGGCGCTGTCTAAGCTCCGCACTGACGTTAATCGCGATATCACACAACGGCTGGCACAGGTCGAAAAAACGGTCACGCGCACACCCAGCGAGCCTAAACCGGCCATCGTGCTGGCCGCTGAGTGGTTCGACGATGCCAGCCGCGAGACTGAAATCTTGTATCGAAACAATATCGCTCATCCCGGATTTGTGCCGGTTCGGGCGTTAAGGGTGCCTGTTAAATGAATGACACAGTGTTTTTACGCGTGAACGGGCGGGAGTGGGGAGGCTGGACGTCGCTCCGCATTTCTGCAGGTGTTGATCGTGTCGCCCGCGATTTTAACGTCACTATCTCCCGGACGTGGCCGGGGGCAACCGAACCGACGCCGAAAATCAAAAACGGCGACCGGGTCGAGGTGTTAATGGGTGATGACCTCGTTATGACGGGCTGGGTTGAGGCGACTCCCGTCCGCTACGATGCCTCATCGATCAGCCTCGGCATTGTCGGGCGCAGCCGGACCGCCGACCTCGTCGATTGTACAGCCGCCCCAGCGCAGCACGCAGGCGCGACGCTGGTCGGTATAGCCGCCGCGCTGGCGAAACCGTTCGGCATTAACGTGATCGATGCAGGCGCTCCCACGACGTCCGTTATCGGGGCGCAGCCGCAACACGGCGAGACGGTGATCGACTGTTTAAACAGGCTATTGGGGCAAGTTCAGGCGCTGGCGTATGACGACGAACGAGGCAATTTGGTGATCGGGAATATCGGCACGACGCGAGCCGTCACCGCCCTGGTGCTGGGGGAAAACATTCTCACCTGTGACACTGAAAAGAGCGTGAAAGATCTATTTTCGGAGTACCTGGTAACGGGGCAGCGCCCCGGCACTGATACGGATTTCGGTGCGGCAACAATCTCAGCGATTAAACAGACTGTCACGGATAGCACGGTCACACGTTACCGGCCCTATACCATTCAGCAAAGCGGCACAGCCACAACAGCAACCTGTAAGGCCCGGTGCGAGTTTGAGGCCGCACAGCGTGCCGCAAAGGTGCGCGAAACAAGCTATACCGTCCAGGGCTGGCGACAGGGTGACGGCTCACTATGGCGACCAAATCTCGCCGTTATCGTTTACGACCCGCTATGCGGGTTTGATAACGAGGAATTAATCATCGGCGAGGTGAATTTCACGCAGAGTGAGGGCGGCACAATCACCGAGCTGAGAGTCGCACCGGCTGACGCATATCTCCCCAAACCGCCGACGCAGAAAAAAGCGAAAAAGAAAAAGAAAGGGGTGGTTTTCTGATGGGTATAACCAGCAGTCTGAATAACCTCATCGCCCGCGCCGTCCTGAATGTGCTCAATACCGCCACAAAATGCCAGGGTGTTTCCCTGACGCTCATCGGCGGAGAGCCGATAGCAAACGTCGAGCATATTGAGCCATACGGGTTTACCTCCGCCGCGCTCGCGGGTGCTGAAGCAGTTGTCCTGTTCCCCTCTGGGGATCGATCTCACGGTGTAGCCATCGCCGTTGCTGACCGGCGTTATCGGCTGAAAGGTCTTGCGGGCGGCGAGGTGGCGATTTACACGGATGAGGGCGACTCAATCATCCTGAAACGCGACAACGTTATCGAGGCGACGACGAAAAAATTTATCGTTAACGCTGAGGAAAAAATCTCGCTGAATGCCCCGGAGGTGGAGGTCAACGCCTCGAAAAAAGTTGCGTTTATTACGCCGGATGTCACCTCAACCGGCAATGTCGCGGCAGAGGGTGAGGTCTCGGACGGTGTCGGCAAAATGTCTCAAATCCGCGTTACCTATAACGGACACGCTCACACCGGCAGGGGCGCGGGTAATTTAACTGATAAACCTGATTCGCAAATGGGGGGCGGCTGATGCTCATTTATGAAAACGGGCTACTGAGAGAGTCGGGTGATTCATTTGCGCCGCTGACCCGCGCTGTCCTGATCTCGCTGCTCACCTGGCGACGTGCTGAAACAGACGACGACACAACGGAGGTTTTCGGTTGGTGGGGCGACACATTCCCGACCGTCGCGAATGACCGTATCGGATCGCGTCTCTGGCTGTTGCGCCGGTCGAAACTCACAAACGCCACGGCAGCACGGGCGCGAGATTATGCCCGTCAGGCGCTGCAGTGGATGACCGAGGATGGTGTCGCCGCCCGCGTGGAGGTTGACGCAACGCGGACCGGACTCAGCTCAATGCGGCTGGATGTGGTGTTGTGGCAGCAGGACGGCAGTCAACACGCGATTATTTTTGATGATATATGGCAGGGGGTTTTAAATGTCTGACTCCGGTTTTTCACGGCCCGATCTCCCTAATCTAATCAGCACTATCCGTAGCGATCTGTTATCCCGTTTCGAGACGGACGTCGTTCTCCGCCGTCTCGATGCGGAGGTTTATGCTCGCGTTATGGCGGCGGCGACGCACACGCTTTACGGGTATTTAGATTACCTCGCTAAAAACATGTTGCCGGATTTGTGTGATGAAAGCTGGCTGACACGGCACGCTAATTTAAAACGCTCGCCGCGTAAACAGCCAACGACGGCGGGCGGTTATATGCGCTGGGAGGGCATTTCCGCAGAGGTTCCGATCCCGACAGGGACCGAAATCCAGACGGATGACCAGATTAATTACGTCACGACCGGCGCACAGGAATTTAATCAGTCTGAGCGATTTCTCCGCGTGCCTGTCGAGGCTGTCAGCGCAGGCAGGGCGGGCAACCTGGACGATGGAACACCGCTCCGCCTGTTGTCCCCGATAACGGGTTTACCCGTTACCGGCTATGCAGACTCTGTACAGGGTGGGGCAGATGTAGAGGACTTGGAGGAATGGCGCTCACGAGTCATGGCGCGATGGTATTACACACCGCAGGGCGGCGCTGATCCTGATTATGTTGTCTGGGCGACGGATGTTGCAGGGATTTCCCGCGCCTGGACATTCCGTAATCAGAATGGTCCGGGGACAGTCGGGGTGATGGTCGCTACAAATGACCCTGATAATCCGGCTCCTGATGCCGCTCGCATTGCTGCAGCGCGAGAATACATTCTACCGAAATCGCCGGTTGCAGGCTCCAGCCTGAGTCTTTATGCAGCCAAACCGAAACCAATACCGATGGAAATTGCACTCGCTGCAGATAGCGAGGCTATCCGAACGGCGGTAGTGCGGGAATTAAAATTAACCCTACTCCGTAACGGCACGCCGGACGGACGGATTTATCACTCTCATTTAGGTGACGCTATTAGCCGTGGTGCTGGCGGTGGTGCATATCGAATTATTAGTCCTGATCCTGACTCTGACACAGAGCTGGATGCTGGTGAGTTGCCAGTGCTCGGCGCTGTTAAATGGAGCAGTTACGAAGGGGGATGATTGTGGTGGCAACTCTTGATAATGAATATGATCAGTTACTCCGGGCGCTGATGCCGTCCGGCCCGGCGTGGGAGGGTGATCATCTGGTGGTTGCATTTGCCCCCGCGCTGGCCCGCGTACACACCCGCGCTAATGACCTGATGAGGGAAATCTCTCCGGCTGACACGGTCGAACTGATTGATCGTTATGAGCGGCTGTGCGGCCTGCCTGATGAGTGTATCCCTGACGGCGTTCAGACGCTGACGCAGCGACAGCGCCGATTAGACGCGAAAACTAACGAGGAGGGCGGAATACATGAGGATTATTACCTCTCGCAGCTCCGCGCTCTGGGTTATGAAAACGTCACTATCACACAATATCAGTACGCTGATCCCGACCGGCCCGAAACATGGCCGGTCGGCGCAACGGCGGATACATTTCGGTTTTACTGGCGGGTTAATTTTCCCGCGAGTGCTGATCTCGATGTTATGACGTGCGTCGATGGCTGTAATTCATTTTTGCGCACATGGGGTGACACTGTCGCCGAATGTGTAATCCATAAAACCGCACCTTCTCACACTATCGTTTTATTCGCCTATCAGGACGAATAAATTCTCTGGAATATAAAAATGCACAGAATAGACACGCCAACCGCGCAGGTGGATAAATTCGGCGCGGGTAAAAACGGTTATACCAATGGCGACAAAACTGTCGGAAGGCTGGCAACGCAATTAGACGCGGACGTATTTGATGCGTTCCAGGAAGAAATATGCAGCGTTATAGATGCCGCTGGAATTGCGCTAAATAAAGCGGACCGCTCGCAGTTATTAAACGCCATTCAGGCGCTTTTTTTGAATAAATCTGAAAACCTCGGTGATTTAGATAATGTAGATAAGGCGCGGGAAAATCTAGGGTTAAATAACGTAGGTAACTGGTCAGCCGTGCAGGCGAACGGAGGTAAACATACTTCCGGTAATCATCATATATACATGGATTGGGGAGAAGACGGTAAATTACATATAACTGTTGATACAACTGACGTGGGCGAGTTATTCACCACACAAAATCCACCGTCTGTTTCACAGGTCAGCGGCGCATATCCGAAATCAGGCGGCAATCTGGACGAGGAAGCCAGCCTTACGGTTATTTCAAATAATAAGGCGGGAGGTACTGGCGATTTTCTCTATACGCCGATGTACCGCACAACACTAAAAGGACGTGGAGGAGACCAGGACTTTAAAGACGGGGCATCGTTTTTTATGCGCATGGTCGAGCATGTCGGCACGCTGGCCTACGGGGAGCTGGTTTTTGATGGGTTCGGAAAGATTAATTCGTTTCGCTTCGATCAAAACGGGATATTTTACGCCAATTCCGACGTTCACGCCGGAAATGCGTGGTTAGCAACTGACGGTAATGTTTATGGGGGGGTCTGGGGCGGATATTTGAGTAACTGGATCGCCGGTCAAATAGACGCGCGTATAAACAATAATAACAACTGGGTTAACAACCAGATACAAGCATTCGTAAACAATGCGGTTAGTAGTATACGACTTGTTGATTTGCAGGAGTGGCCGGTATGGAATGCGGCTAGCTATACATGGCATTCGGGACGCGTTGTTGTGGGCTGTCCGAATACAAACCAAGATGAATATATCGACTCCATTCAGCACGCATTAGTACAAATGTATAAACCGGCTGTCGGTTGGGTTGCCATTGAAACAGCCTATTAAGCGGGAATAAACATGCGCGAATTTAAGAATTTTAAAAAATACGATCCCCATGCATTAGTAATGGCGACCTATAGCGGCAGCTTAGATACCGGCCACCGCGTGCAATTTATCGAAAGTGATGACGGTTATTGCTGGTACGTGGCCCGCTTATTATTCCGGGACGATACGCTAAAAATCGGATATGACGAAACGGGCGCGATCCAGTCAATAGCGACCGAAGCCGACCGGATGTTTCCGACCGGGCTGTCAGTGGTTGAAATTGATCCGGCTCTCGCGCCCGAAGGGTTATGCGTCGGGGGGTGGTGGTTATGGGATGGCGAGAAGATTGTCCGCAATGAGGCGCAGGACGCCGCATATCTCGCGACAATGAAACGCCGACGTATTGAGGCGGCTGTCGCAGCAATGACGCCGCTCTCGTTCGCTGTGGAGCTGGGAGAGGCAACTGAGGACGAAGTCGCCAGCCTGGCAGAGTGGAAGCGCTACATGATTGCGCTACATCGCATCGACGCGAACAAGCCGCAGGCGGTAGTATGGCCAACCGCGCCACGTTCCCGAGATCAATCTCTTGCAATACGCCCCGATCCTGGAGGATTATAAAGCCGCCCTGGCTATCAATGACTTATCGTCAGTTGTTGCGCTTTGTTTGATTAAAGTCAAAGAAAGTTAACAACGAGAGAGACGAGACAGGGGAGAGCGATTAGAATCTCTTTCTGTGGTTGATGTTTCAAAGTGTGGTTAGATAGGTATAGTGTTTTGGTGGTTTACAGGACACTAAAAAGTAAAAACCCCGCCGAAGCGGGGTTATCACTGGAATTAGATTACCCGAAAAAAGCAATCGAATCCGTCGCAAGAGAGATTGTATAAGGGGTGATCTGATTCTGCAAGCGTTAGCAAGCGGAAAACGGAAATGAATTTTGCCCTTAACGCGGTTAGGAATCCTAACCCGATCTTTAAACCTAAGTCCGCCCCGGCTTTGCCATTCATAGGCAGGCTGATGAAAAGCTCCGCTGGCGCGTACAGCCTGCACGGCTTTGATCTGGTTGTCGCCCTGGCTCGCCGTGAGGATACGATTAAACGTCGCCCTTCTGACAACAGCGTCCGTGTTCTGGAATGCCTCACACAAGCCGCCCTCTACCACTATGACCTGGTCGCCGACCGCGTGTTTACCAGTGCTCACAATATTGCTGTACGCTGTGGCCTCGGGACAGAGAAAAATAACAAAATGTCGATAGGGCGCGTTCGCCGTCACCTCGCGTTAATGGAGCGGTTAGGATTGATTTCTCGATTTCCAACGCTCTACCGGGACGACCTCGGATGTTATGAAACAGTCGCGTTTACGTTCACTGATCGTTTTTGGCGGATGATTGCTGATGTTGAGCCAGAGCGCGTGGAGTCAGAACGTCGCGCCCGCTATGCCTACGAAAACCAGCAACGTGAGAAAAAGCAGCTCCCCCGTCTGTCACTGGCCGATCTGGCGATGCAAAAAATTAAGAGCTGGCGTGATCACTTCACCACGCTACACACCCGAAGAAAACGCGCGGGCGAGCTTCGTCACCAACGCGCACAGGATCAGGAGCGCACCCGTGCAGAGGTTCGCAGGCTGGTTTACGCGGCCATAATGGACAAAATCCGTCGCGGCATTCTGTCGTTTGATACTCACCACGCTATGAAATCAGAGATTGAGCGGCTTACCAATCAACGCATGACGACCCGCAAACTCTCTACCCGCCTCGCTGTCACCTAATCCCCTCTATGGTAATTAATCCGGCAGGCGCCGGAGGATTTCACACGCCTGCATTAAATTTCTGTTCAAATTATGCACGATTGCGAGTTTGCGCTCGATGGCCATCTCCGAACTTCACCCGATTTCGGGCATCACTGTTGCCGGGATAGACCTTGTCAGCGGCTGATCCTGAGTTATACACATTTAAGCGACTCCGACCCTTATCATAAGGTGAAATCGACCTTTTAAATTAAACGGGGGAAGTCTTTAAAATTCTTTAAAGAAAGTTTCTTTTAAAAATATTAAACCTGTTCGCCCTGTGGGCTGTGGAGAATGTCCGCCCTTGCTGCAACGCTATGCGTTGCGCCGGTTCGGTTTATCGCTACGCTCTTTTATAGCTCTCCCGCCTGTAGGCGGGAGCATGGCGCTTGCCGTAAAACCTCATCGGAAAGGCACTTTCCGAAATCAGCTTAATCACCGCCTGAAATGCCCAAAAAACCCGGTCAGGCAGGGAAGGGATCGAACGTCTGACGATTTGATGCAACAGAAGCGCCTGACAGGCTCACAGAGCCGCTAAAATCGACAGGCCGACAAATTGTGCAGGCATGACACGACAACCCCGCACAGCGAATTACAGGAGACTGATAACCAAAACAGCTAACGCGGTATTGATGACCCCGATCAACGACTCACGATTTGTGGCCGTTAAAATGCAAATTGAGTGTTTTGTAGTCACAAAATGACTAGTTTGTCGGAGGTTGGATCATGAGGATGACAGAAAAACCGCGTAAAACGTTTACCGCATTTGCGCACGTCGGCGCATTTGCCCGCATTGTCGCAACGCTCGATCTGGATTCTGGCCGCTGGGCGCTATTCGGCGTAGCCGGTAATGATGCTGTGTTTGTTCAGAAAGCGCGGGGCGGCGTTCGGGAGTGGTCGAGCCTTGATCGCCTGGCTGAGTTTTGCCGGTCGAGTGGGATTGCACGGTTTGAAGTACATAACGCGACGGTAAATGCTGTCGGGCAATGCAATAATCGTATTTAAATAAATATTTAATTATTTAAACAAGGAATGTCGAAATGAAAAAACCAATCATCGCGCTGGCTGTATTGGTCGCAGTAGTAACGCCTGCAGCAATAGCAAAACAACAAAGCGCTAAACAGATCGCAACGCATTTCGTGAACACTGTTGATAAAAATGCAATGGGTGGAGAGGATGAGGTCGCCAGCGTTGGAATAACCTGTCCTGTACCGGGATCGAATATCAACCCTTTTACTGGTGCGATCCTGATTTCGCACGCAGATTACAGTCTGGCCGGGCAGTCAAAACAACGCGGCGTTTTGATGATTAAAAAACCAGTTGATCAGCCTGATGGCCCTCTGATTTTCACTGTACAGAATACAGGCGACGATTTCGACGGGCCACTATTGGGGATTGATCTCCAGTTCGATCAGCCTAATGGGACGTTTTATATCTCTGTGTTGAAAAATGGGTCCGCGACCGTGGCGGCTGGCCTGAAGGGTAAAAAATCGAGCAACCCGATTAAATGCAAAGTTATTCCCTTTGACGATGCCAGATAAAAGCGCAAATCATTAAAGTGCAAAAAATGGGCCTTTTGGCCCTTTTTTACGGGCAAGCGACTATCAGACCCCTGTTAACAAATTAGCAACACTACAAACTATGCAATTTGCGACAGCAAACTATGCTAAATGTCGATTTAGTAGCGTTTTTGCTGTGAGTTCCGGTCGTGCGGTTCGTGTTAGATACAATATGTTAAATAATGGCGTTTCCAATAAATATTAGCTCTTGCGCTAAGATAGCCTTTGAGCTAATATCTTTTTCAGGGAGGGACGCCAATTGTTTGAAGTCATTTATCACGACGAAGCGGAAGCGGAGTTAAAGAGTTTGCCAGTGGCCATCCGTGTAAAGTTCGACAGGTTAGTCACTAAACTGGAGGCCGATCCCCGACTGTTACGGGAGCCGCACACAAAACCGCTGGGCGGTGGGTTGTACGAGGTCAGGACGATGGGGGGCGATATATCGCGGGGATTATGGGTATATCAGGCGGGCCAAAAGATTTACATGTTGCGAATTTTCATTAAAAAGACGCCTAAGACCCCGCCCTCTGAGATTGAAACAGCCTGGCAGCGACTGGAGGAAATGAAACGTGAAATACAAAACACATAAAGAGATCCATAACGATATGATGCGCGATCCTGAATATCGCGCCGTATACGAAGCCGAAGAACGAAAAGAGCGTCTGCAGGCGCTCTTGCTGGAATGGCGGAAACATGCTGGACTGACCAGCGCACAGGTTGCCGACCGCATGGGCGTTAAACCTCCGACCGTGTCCCGGATGGAAAAAAACATCACGACAGCCAGCGTCGAGACAATCTCCCGTTACGCAAAGGCGTGCGGGGTTGAATCTGCAACGATATATTTCTGACCATAGAAGCCCGCTTAACTCGCGGGCTTTTTTATGCCCGCCGTTCTCGAGCTTGACCGCTCTCTCCTTCTGATAATACTGTTTAAATACACAGTAATTTTAAAGGGGGGGGATTATGGGGCGCGACGTCAATTATCAGGTCGTTTACAGGGGCGAACGGTTGGAGAGCTATGAGCCTGGCGGCTGGGTCTTTTTTCAGCGTAGCCGGGAGAGTGGCGGCGGCTACTGGTTTGGCCGCACGTATGATTATTATTTCATGCTGGAGTTTGAACGCCCTGTCTCACTGGCGGAGGGCATTCGATACACTCTCGTTGCTGACCGGGTCGCCAGTTCAGCCCATGTGTTTGACGATGATTTCAGACTGATATAAAAAAGGCCCGCGTAATGCGGGCCTTTTGCTTTGTGTCCGGTCACGTTAACCGTGGTGCCGTTTATATTCAGCAAATGAATTTTCTAACAGCTCACGCATCGTGAGGTTATTCGCGACCGCAAAGGCTTTATATTCTGTCGCGAACTCGGGATCGACGTTGAAATTCAGCGGGCGGCCCTTGCCTTTGACTGATGGTGGACGCCCGACCGGACGTTTCTCGTCGGCGTCGGCTACGGGTGCAATCTCGCGAGCTGGTCGGCTGGTTGCCTGTGGTGCTGTGGCTGATTGTTCAAGCGTCGGCGCTCGGCGTGGCTTTTTGGCTGTGATTTTAACTGTCATTGTGCTTACTCCTCCGTCACTTGTTCAAAGCGCGAAATAATGGCCTGTATAACATTCTCCGCTTTCCGTCGCGGTCCTGAATAGTGGCACTCAATAATAGAGCGTCCGCCATCCTGTGCAGTGCTCAACGCTTTCTGATGAGGAATGTAGCCGGGGATTACATGATAGGGCAGCTCCGAGAAATAATCTCCCGCCTCGATGCGGTCCGCCTCACGTTCGTGAGTTCCCCTTGCCTCGGCAACGCCTGAAAACACAATCGCGATTTTTTTCGGATCAACACCCTCTAATACGAGAGAGTTTGCAGTTTCGGCGGTGCTCTCCAGATCGTCTGTAGAGTAACGGGTCGGCAGGACGACCAAATCAACGAGCTGGGCGATCTCTACGGTGGTGACTGACGCGAACGCGGGACAGTCTAGGACAACTAAATCCCATTCACCGGATTTAATCTCGCCCGCTGCCTGGCCGATTGATGCAAACGCCCGTACCGGGAAAACTGGCGTGATCCCCGCCTCTGTGCGGCGTTTCATCCATTTCCTAAACGTACCCTGTCCTAACTCCAGGTCGGCGGCAAAAACCGCCCAATCACTGGCAGCAAACGCCACGGCGGTTGCCCGCGCTAATGTTGATTTAGTTACCCCGCCTTTAGGGCTGAGAAACGCTATTGATGCTGTCATAGAAAGTCCCTCTCAAATGATAATTAAATAACGATTTATTTAAATTATCACAGTGAGAGGGAGTAATAAATATTTATTTAAATATTTATTTAAAGTCGGGGGTTATGACAGGTCGCCTATCAGGTCGCGAAGCTCCCGGATGTAATCCGCCTGAGAGTTAGCGATTGTGTATGCGCTATTCATAAACTGCTCAAACTCGCTGCTACCCTCTAAAATCGCTGTTATCAGGCTCTCAATCTCCCGCGCTGTGTCCCGGATGAGTCGGAGTTGATCCGGCATTTCCTGGCGGGCGTTCTGCTCGTCAGCGCTGTGATCCATAGAATATTGCGGAGCAACGTAGCTGGACCAGCTCCGCTCAAAATCTGCAATCCGTTTTTGTTGTATGTTTATTGGTGTTGTAACTGTGTCAATTTTATCCAGGTCACCAGTTCTCAACGCCTCATTAATCAAACAACGTGTAGCATCGTTGCGGGCTTCGATTTCGTTGGTAATTTTTATGAGGTCTGTTTTCATTATTTTTCCTAAAGCTGGTTAATAAAGCCCGCTCCATAACTAAAAAGAGCGGCTCCGAGGCCGCTCTTTACACCTGTTAGCGCCAGCGGGTAACATTGATAACCCTCCCCACGATTTCGACTGAGCTGGCATCGTCCCCTATAAAAACGTGAGGGACGTGTGAATCGTTATTTGCATAGAGCGTATAACCTGCCCGCCCCAATTCCTCGCGGGCGTATCGCAGTAATAAACGCCCGCCCCGATCTCTAAAACAGTATATGTCGACCCCAACGACCACGTTTTTTGACGTGTCGATCAATACCTCATCGCCCCGGTAAATCTCTGGCGATAAAAAATTATCCTCCGCACTTATCAGCATGGTGTCAGAGGGCAGGCATCCCGCAGTTTGTATGCGGTTAACCGAGTACATAACAGAGTCTGCCTTATTCGGGTCTTGTCCGGGTTGATACTTATTAACAAGATGATAAGTTAAGAAATCGTCGCCGGTTTCGCTCTCTGTAAACGTTGCAAGCCATGCCGGATTACATCCCAATGCATCTGCCAGCCTGATAATTACGGCTAATGATGGCTGGCGGGTTCCCGCCTCATAATTCTGAATTGATGAGCGGGAAAATCCCGATAGCTCCGCCAATTCTGTCACTTTGAGATTTTGGGCCTGTCGTATCGACTGAAGGCGGCGTCCTAAAATTTTGTTAATTGGAATATCATTGTCTTTCATAGGTAATTGAATATCCTGAGTTTATTTATTTTATATGTCGAATTTATTTATAAATCATACGTGAACAAACTGTGGTTTGTCTGCCGTCAGCTTGCAATCAATTGACACAAGTCAAGCTGTAAATTATTAACCGTGGTTAAATAAATCCCACTTTGAAGTTTTTGACACAAAGCGGGATTTTTTTGCATGAAAGTTTTGGCGTTGTTAGGTTGTCATGTAGCTGAGCAGGCGAAATTGATCGCCAAAATGAGTCAGCAAATTGCCCCCGATTACCGGGTTAAATGTTTTCGCATTAATGCTCTGGTCGGTGCGGGTCGGCTGGTTGCTCTCCGGCACTGGCTGGCCGCAGGTGTTCCCCCGGACACAGTTCTATGCGTGCTGGGTGTCTCAAATATTCATGAATTTAACATCCTGCATCGCCGTGGCGCGATGTTCGGCATTCTGCCGGGTTCCCTGCCCAGCCTCCTGACGCGGAATGAAATCAAAATAAATGACCGGTTTATTTTTATTGCCGGAAACCCTGACCAGCTCGAAACAGCCGCTAAACGTCGTCAGTTTCATGATCCGGCGTCGGCGTTCTCCTGTGTGTTGCTCAACGAGAATAAACGCAGCCGTAAACCAGCGGAGGCAATCCAATGGGCTTAGTTCTCGGATCTGTTCGCCTTTGCCGGATTCCCGCTTTTATCCGGTTTATCTCAACAATCTCTCCTACCCCAATAACCGGCGAGGATGACGCCGCCGCGTTTGTGCGGAGCTGGTGCGGTATCAGCTCGCGGGGAGAACTCCGTAAAAACGATGAGGCTCGTAAGCGCTGGTTTGACCTGATAAAAATTTTTAATGACTCAATCAGGGCAGGCAGATGAACGGTCGGACGCCAACAAAATCGGAACGGCTGTATATATCTGCCTGTATTCGCGACGTCGGTTGCGTGGCCTGTCGCCTCGATGGCCGGGAGATTGAAAACCCCGAAACCTGGACGGAGTTTCATCACGATCCCGATTATGGCAGCAACGATAAAAACGCCCATTTCCACGGCTACGGGTTGTGCAGTGTTCACCATCGCGGCGCGTTCCCCCCTGGCTGTGTACCTGATGCCCGAATCCCCGTCCGTCATCCGCCGCTGAGTAATTCCCGCAGTTTTGCCGACGCCTACGGAGATGACGCGTTGTTATGTCTCTACGCATGGGAACAAATCCCCGCAGCCATTAAAGAGGAAATCGGTTTTGACCTCACTGTCGACGAAATCCCCGAATAGAGAGCGGCTGTCGCCGCGTGAGATTGATTCACTGCTGGATCTGTGGGCGCGGTGGATTTTCCGAGGCCGCAGCGCCTCCGGGGGGTTCGCCTCAATGCTCCAGATGATGATGGAGACACATTGCCAGTTTTCAGGGGGAGGCGGTGCGCCGAACGACGAGATCGAGACACGTGTCGAGGGCGGAGTCGCACTTCTCACCACGCTGGATGAAGTCGCCGCGACAGTGCTCCGGGTTGAATATGGCGTGTGGACAATGAAATCCCGTCCCCGACGCCAGCTTGATAAAGCGGCGGCGCTGCGAATGTCGCTGAATCAGTACCAGAGGAAACTAAAAAAGGCGCGGGATTTTGTGGGGCGCTATGTCGAAAGAAGGGGGCAAATTTGAGTCATTTTTATTTCGGGGTAGATGGGGAAACGTTCCCGCATGGCCCTTTTAAAACCCGCGACGACGCTGTCGCCGCTGCTTTTGTTTATCTGCAACCTAATCCGGGCGCAGTGTTTTTCCTCTGTGAGGAGATCACTATCGACCGCCCACCATGTTTTGAATCGAGGGACGACAATGAACATCGGAATTAATCAGATTAGCGACCGTGCGGGGATCTCCCCTGTTTCGGATTTTGTACCTGTCCGCGTTGAGCGTTGCGAATACGGATTTTTTTGTCACCCGCTTTACTACGCAGGGGAAACGGAAAGCGGTTTTAAAGAGTGGTGCAATTTTCACGGCCTCCAGTATCACTACGCGTTATTAGATAACGATGAGCGCCCCGAGGCTGAGGCGATCAGTAACGAGTATTACCAGGAAAGAGCCTTTCCAAGTTGCGCCGGTTGGGAGCCTCTCTCCCCGGAGGGCGACGGCTGGTTTATCGGGAGCATTCACGAAACAGAAGATTTCGGCGTCGTCTGTGTGTGGCTGAGAAAAGAGAATGACAGCTAACAAGCGCAAGCAGGCGCAGCGGCAACGCGACATACATCTCGGCTTCGTTCGCATCGAGCTACGCATCGAGGCGGAAGAGGAGCGACAGCTTGATGAGCTTTGCGCCCTGTTTCGCCCTGGCAACAAACCGTACACCCGCCCGGAGCTATTCGGGCTGTTAATCCGCAAGGCATTTAACGAGTACAAGGGCAAATTAGCAGAGATTCCGCATTGCCAGAAATGCGGCCTCCCCGCGCCGGTCGATGATTGTTCTCTCTCGGGCGACTCTGAATGCTGGCGCTACTATGGCCCGTCCGCTCTCGCCTATAAAATAATTAAATAAATATTTAAAGGTTTAATTATGATATTCCTGATTCGTAAAACTGTTATCAATCCCGTTCAGGTAGCGGCATTAGCTAATCCGAAAGCATCTACCATTACTGAGTACAAAGATTTTTATGCACTGACGGTCAAACCTGGTTTTAGTGTGGTGGCTGCAAAAATCCGGCTCCGTACGTTCGGTATTCAGTGGACATCCCTGGAGGACTATCTCGGCGAGAGTTTTCAGCCAGTTTTCATGTACGGCATTGCGTCACCTGATGGACGGGCGCACATGGATGAGTTTTGCGTTTGCAGTGATCGTGGCGAGCTGGAGGAGGCGGTCAGCGTACTGAATAGCGACGCAGAACCGGGAGAGGAGTATCAGGTCGTCGAGCTGTTCACGCATATAAACCCCGCACTGGCCCGACTGTCAGCACGCTGTGATGTGTTCCATCTGGATAAAACGTCAGACAACAAATTCCGCCTGTACTGTACATCGCCAGAGTTCGGCGAGTATGAGCAAACCGGATCATTGTCAGACGTAGTGAGCGGAGCCTATAACCAGCTCCGCGCCGGTCAGGATGGCGCGTGATGGCCCGCTCTCCACTTGCACGCGCCCAAAATTCAGCCGGTCATAGTTATATATGGTACGCCGAATGCGGTTGCCATATTTGCCGGGACTGTGGGACGGCAGAGCATCGCAACGGGCGTTTTTACTACGTTGGGCGCTGGTCAATGACTGAGCCGCCATGCGAAGGCAATCAGTTGGCGCGGGATAGTTGGTTTAAAGAGTCGTTCCCTGATGATGATTGATCAAGGCCGCGCAGTAACCGAGGGAGCTTAGAGACTCCCATTTTTTTGACTTAAATCAAGCAAGGCTGGTAATTAAATAATTAAATATTTATTTAAATATTTAATTATGCGATAGTCCTTTCATCGAAACGAGATAGAGGGCTATCAGATGAACATTTCAAAAATGACTATCAATTATGCAGCACGTCGCGGCCTGGTCCTGGAGCTGATCGAGGCGGACGAATATGTCGAGACTCCTCGCCTGTGGTTCTACACCGACGCTGATAACTGCTGCGAGCCGGACTTCTCTTACCTCGTCAACGATAACGGATCTTTTTCTTTCTACGACAATCTTTACTTACCGCGTGCTGTGAAAGAGGAATTACCCGCAACAATCTTCAACGAGCGCCAGCTCCGCCAGGTGATCGACTTTGTCGCTCGCGAGCTGGCCGCCTGATAACAGACAGCGCCCTCCGGGGCGCTTAATAAAAGGGGGTAACACCTCGGGCGAGCCAGTTGTTAAATCTCACTGAGTGACGATAACAATCGTTGTTATTTTGGAGTGAGTGGTTAAAGGGATAGTCCCGATATCTAATTTTTCTGATTGAGGTCAAAGATTTCATTATGTGGTTATAAAAATCCCATTACGGGAGTTTAAAAGACCGATTTTTTCCGTTATTGTTTTCCCATGGTGGTGTAGTTGCCATCATACATCGGTAATTGAACGTCCTGACCCAATTAGTCAATACCAGTTGCCCCGCCAGTGCGGGGCATTTTTTTAGGTAAAATCAGGATTGTAATTACAACATTCAATGTGCTTTCCGCACGTCAGCCGACCGCCTCCGAATCTGTCCCGTTTGTATTGTGAGATCGCCCGCTCCCCCCGAAGCGTTACCCCCTCGATGCTGAGAGGGGTCGCGGACGATCTCACAATCCAAACGAAACCATAGCCGCTACACGCGGCGCTATTGTCTGCAGGGGGAATGTGGTGAATGAAATTGATTTTATGAGGGCTGCTAATTGTTCGGCGGCTGACGGGGATACATGGTTCCCGCTGTTTGTCTCGGCATTTGAGGAGTTCGGGATAACTGACCGCCTCGACAGAGCAATGATTATCGGTCTGTCGTCGTCTGAGACTGACCGTTTCCGCAAACTGTCGGAGACGTTCAATTACAGTTCCGGGGCGCTCCGTCGTGAGTTCGGGACGCGTTTCTCCCCCTATCAGGCAGCAATGTTAGGGTTTCAGATGCTGGAAAAAGAAATCCCATTAGAGCGCCAGATAGCAATCGCCAATCTCGCCTATGGTGGGCGCATGGGCAATGGTGCTCGCGAGGGCTACACATACCGCGCACGCGGGGTACTGCCTATCCGGGGAAAGAAGGTTTACAAAGAGGCGTCAGAGCTGGTCGGCGTGGATTTTGTGGCCGCTCCTGATTCAGTAGCCGATCCCCGGCTCGCCGTTCGCATTGCCTGTGCAATGTTCACGGCTCGCAGTTGCAGCGGTATCGAGGCGACAATCGAAGTCGTCGAGCGTCTCCAGCTCGACCCGCATGACGAGAAAGATACGCGACGCGGGTTAGCGGTTCGCCGTGCGCGGGCGGAGTTGCCTAAATGAAATGGCTGATCGCTGTGCTGTCGCTGCTACTGGCAACGACGACGCTCTCAACGTGCTCCTATCTGCAGGAACGGGACAGGGCCGGTCAGCTCGACAGGGAGGCGGCGCAGCTCCGCAGGGAGCGAGATGCACAGACGGCGATCAATTCCCGCTCCGCGTTCCTGTTCAACACGTTTAACCGGATCACCGCAGCGAACGAGGCCGACCGGCTGAGGCGTGACGCCGTCACTGCTGACCGTGTGATCGAATATCGAGAGGTGCTCCGTAATGTTCCCGCGACTGATGCTCGCATTCCTGATCATGTTGCTAACGGGCTGTGCGAAAAATACCGTCGTTTACGTGCCGACACCCTCGCAGCCGCTCCCAGCGAGCCTGACAGCGCCGATCCCTATTCCGGGACCGCCTGCAAACTGACATACCGGCAGGCGGTGTTATGGCTGGAGCCATTGCTAAACGCCCTGGACACGGCAAACCGCAAGTTAGCGGATATCCGCGCTGCTGATGAGGCTCGCAGCACGCAGCCAAAAGAATAAACCCGCCTGGCGGCGGGTTTATGGTGTTTGCTTCGGGATTGTTCGACGGGGGCTGTAGAGCACGCCGTCGAATACTACCCACTGATCGTTAATCCATTTTGTGACCTGTTGCCGGTTCACATTCATGACGCGAGCAAACTCGGATTGGTTGCCGCCAAAATTGGCGGCGATGTATTCATTTAGAGGCATGAGAAAAATGCCTCAGAGTAAAATTATTCAACATTATGCCATGCGCCGTTATCCCAGATATCACGCTGTATTTCGTAAACACGCTGTTTGGTTTCCTCTGAGTCCAATAGGTTGACGTGCAAATCCGAGTGACTACCGATTTTTATGGTTACATCAAAATCGGGAAATTCGGTTTTAAGTGCGTTTTTCAGTTCTGTAATGAATGCGGCTGTCGCTGTTTTGGTGGTGTCGCCCATGCTGCACTCATCGATCATCATATTGATAGTTGTCATTTTACATTCCCTCGTTATCAGGCGGTATTGCCTGTTGATGTAGCTAATGTAATCAAAAAATGATTACACGTCAACACCCATTTCATAATTAAATAAATATTTATTTATTGGTGGTTGAATTGAAAAATTACTCACTCATTTACGCCGATCCGCCGTGGGCCTACGGGAACAAAATCAGCAACGGGTCAACGACCGCACATTACGACAGCATGACGCTGTCTGACCTGAAACGGCTCCCGGTCTGGGATCTGGCGGCTGACGATTCTGTCCTGGCTATGTGGTACACCGGCACGCACACACAGGAGGCCCGTTCACTCGCTGAGGCGTGGGGGTTTGACGTTCGTCAGATGTTCCTGTTTACCTGGGTGAAATTTAACGGGCTGGCTGAGGGGCGTTTCAATCGGGCGCTAGAGGCTGGCGAGCTGACGGGGTTCTATGACCTCCTCGACATGCTCAACGCAGAGACGCGCATGAATCCGGGCAACTACACGCGAGGCAATCAGGAGAGCGTATTAATCGCTGTGCGTGGCCGTGGTCTGGAGCGTCAGAGCGCGTCGGTTAAACAGATCATTTACTCCTGTATGGGAGCGCACAGCGCGAAACCGGCTGAGGCTAGTTTCAGGTTAGAGGAGCTGTACGGCGATGTGCCACGCGTCGAGCTGTTCTGTCGAGGTGAACCGGCTCCGGGCTGGGATGGTTTCGGGAATGAGTGCGCGGGGTCGTTAAAAGTGACTCCGGGCGCATTCAGCAATTCTTAAATAAATATTTAAATAAATATAAAACCTCGCTACGGCGGGGTTTTTTGTTTTGGTCTGTCGCCTGATCAATAGCGAAACCTCCGCGACATAACGCTATAGCGCTAACAACAGGCGGCAGACCAAAGCAACCGTATCGAGACGCTCGACGAGCTGGGCGTCGTTTAAATGAGGTAGTTATGGCAATCATCAAGAACCGATTACATATGATTGAAGTATGGCTAAAGGGACAAAATACCAATGAGCAGCCCGCCCTTTGGGGATATAAGCTATCCCTTGACATGCCTCCTAATACATATGTCATGCGCGCGGCGGAAACCGGCCTTTTTTATGAATTTTTCGAAGATAAAGATCAGACGCGCCGCCTTTCCGTTTGCGTAACTGAAATTTTATACGCCCGTTCAACCCCGCTTGACGAACCTGTCGATCCGTCCGCTGATCAGGATAAATATTAACAACGAGGTGTAGGAATGGCTGAGCCATTGAGTACCGGCGCAGCAACGGCGGGAACCGTTGCGGGCTGGGGGATCGTTGCGTCTGCAATCGTGGGATTTATAACGTCGGTCGATTATTCGATTGCGTTCGGCGCGTTCGCAGGCTCGATATTTTTCATAGTCAGAGCCACTAATCTGACGCGGTTACAGATGTTTGGTTATTTCATTTTCGGTTATGCGGCGGGGATATTCGGCGCGGGAATCGTAGCGGATGTTATGGAGCATTTCGCCGCTAAATATGGCATCGCCAACGATAAACCTCTGGACGCGCTCGCGGCGATTGTCGTGTCGTCTGCTGCTGTGCAGGGTTATTTCTGGATTCAAAACGGCGGGCTATTAAAACTGCCGTTCGTTAAAAAATGGCTGGGGGATAAATCATGATCATTAGTTCCGATCTCCTGACAGTGATTAATGTTGCTATCTGTTCGGCTATTGCGTTGCGTCTCATGACGTTCAGTAAGAAAGGGCGGACATATAAATCCGGCGCGTCATGGGTGGCGGCTGGGCTGGTTATTTTCTACGGCAATTTTTTTTTGCTGTGGTTGTTCGGCCATTACCACGCGAGCGGCTGGCCGTTAGTGGTAGCGAACGGGCTGATATGTGTCGCTGTATTTGCGGCGCGAGGCAACGTTTCACGTCTGATTCCAAACCCAACACGGAGTAATAGCGATGAGTAAAATTATCGAGATCCTCAATTTTGAAGAGGGCTACAAAGAGGCTCCCTATTGGGACACCCGCAATTTTCCAACTGTTGCCGGTGGTATCAGAATCGGTCCTCAAAACGCGCCAATCAAACAGTATCAATTTACTGTTCCCCGTCCTGTTGGCGATCTATGGAAGAAATGCCTGGTAGATGCGAAAACCGCTGATATGAATCGCTATCCCGTCATTGTGGCCGCGCTGGCGCAGTGCAACGACGCACGGCGGGACATCCTCTACAGCATGGCTTATCAGATGGGTGTGGGCGGTCTGGCCGGTTTCGTTAATACGCTGAGTCTCATTTCACGCGGCGATTTTGCCGGGGCAGCCAGCGCCATGCTGAATAGCCTATGGGCGAGACAGACGCCTAACCGCGCCCGCCGTCATGCTGAGGTGATGCGCTCCGGGACTTATGCCGCGTATCAGGGGCAAATCTAACAGGGGGAGCAATGCCCCGCAGAATCCCTAAAGCCTGTCGCTCGCGAGGGTGCAGGCACACAACAACCGACAGTGACGGTTACTGCAGCGAGCATAAATCCGCAGGGTGGGAGAGACACAACAGGGGCAGAACGGCAGAGCAACGCGGCTACGGCGAAACATGGCGCAGGCTCCGTAATATCGTGATTAAGCGCGATAAGGGGTTATGCCAACCATGCAAGCGCGAAGGCGTTATCCGACCGGGTTCCAGTGTCGATCACATCATAGCGAAAGCCAGAGGCGGGACAGACAGCCTCGACAACCTCGAATGCATTTGTACCGATCACCACAAATCTAAAACAGCCCGCGAGAGGTTCTCTCCATGAGTTACACACGTTGCACCTATTGCGGCGCGACGACTCACACGCGTGCCAACTGCCCTAAAACATGGGGCGGGTCATCGCGTCGGGTCAATCTACGCTGCAGCTATTGCGGCGGCTCTGGACATAACTCCAGCGCCTGTCCGCACAATGCCAGCGCTGGCCGCCGTCGCAGTCTCAACGATGATTTTTATCTCGATTAGGAGGGATTGTTGTGAGTTGCTCTCGATGCGGTTCCAGCCGCCACAAAATCAGCCGCTGTCCTTATGAATCACGCGAGGCGGCTGTCCGGGCTAACAGTGGGATGAGAGGCTCAATCGCTCCCCGACATTGCACCCGGTGCCATCGATCAGGACACACGGCTAAATCATGCCCGCTGCTACATGCAACAGGCCGCGCATGGTTACGGCCTGATGGCAGTTAACTGAATGGTAAGACACACATGAAAATGATTGGCGATGATGCGGTCGGTAATTTCGATTATTCGGCCATCCGTTGCCGTCTGATGGTGCCGGATTTAAATCGGGGTTAATGGTCTGGCTCTACACGAGCTGCACAGCCCTGTTTACTATTTCTCGCTATTAGGGGATCGAAATGAGGCGAAACGGATTGCAGGTATCGAGGGCGCTCACTGGTGCGAGATCTGGCGATGTGTTCCTCCTGAGCTGGGGAAACGCCACGACACGGGCAGGCGTGAAGGAGTTGGCGCGTCGCGCAGCCTCACGCGTCGGTCTGGAGGTGGGTCTCGATACGTTACGTGAGGGACTACGGCTGACGGTCATAGGGGCGACAGGGGCAGGCGATAACAACTCGCACGCTGATTAGTTTCATTGCTAACTATATCAAATGAAATCAATATCAGCTCCAGTGCAAATGGTAATCGTTATCAATAGGGGGGGGGATCAAATCTCTGTGGCCTAACCCCTTCCTGACTGCCCGCCCCCCTAAATTTTTACGCGCCCGAAATAAGAAATCTGTTTTTTCAGGGTTTTTAACACGAATTTAACAGGATTGATCATGGCAGGAGTGAGAGCGGCGGGAGGTGGCCGCAAAAAAAATCAGCTCGCACCTCGCCGGAGTAATATCACCCGGATCGCGCCGCCAAAGGAATTACGGGGAGATATGGCGGTCGCCTGCTGGAAATCAGCGTCCAAAATTCTGATCGAGCGCGAGATATTTGAGCCGGAGGATGCTCTCCCCCTGATGATGTATTGCATGGCGTTTCAGACGGTCTGCGATGCTGATCAGGTAATTGCGGAAAAAGGCTTAACCGACGTCGGCGGCACTGGCGGGCTAAAAGTTCATCCGGCTGTAACTGTCCGTAGTGGTGCGATGGCGCAGCTCGCCCGCTTTGGTTCCCTGCTGGGTCTCGACCCGATGAGTCGCGCCCGCATGACGGGGGGCGGAGGCGGGAAAGGCGGCGAGGAGCCGAACGAATTCGACGGGTTTTAGCCTATGGCGAGCTATCCAAATGTGAACGACGCTAACCGCTATGCGAGAGACGTCGTCGCCGGGAAAATTATCGCCTGTCGTTACGTTAAATTAGCGTGTCAGCGCCATATTGATGACCTGAAGCGAGAGAAGGACATGACCTGGCCCTACCGTTTTGACAAGGCGAAAGCGGATCGTTTTTGCCGGTTCGCGCAAAAAATGCCTCACACTACTGGTGAGTGGGCGCGGAAAAATCTCCGGCTGACCCTGGAGGATTGGCAGAAATTTTGTTTTAGCGTTTCGTTCGGCTGGGTTCACAAAAAAACGGGCCTACGCCGATTCCGCGAGATTTATATCGAGGTTCCCCGCAAAAATGGCAAATCGCTGATCGCCGCATCGGTCGGGATTTACATGTTCTGTGCTGACGGCGAGCACGGCGCGGAAGTCTACGCGGGCGCAACGACAGAGAAACAGGCGTTTAAGGTTTTCGAACCGGCGCGGCAAATGTGCGTAAAGCTCGCGGCTCTCCGTCAGAAGTTCATGATCAAGCCCTGGGCGAAACGACTGACCCGGCCTGATGGCTCTGTTTTCGCGCCGATCATCGGCGACCCTGGAGACGGCGACTCACCATCATGCGCGATCATTGATGAGTATCACGAGCACCTATCCGACGCGCTCTATACAACCATGACAACCGGGCAGGGCGCGCGCGAGCAGCCGTTAACGCTGATTATTACAACGGCAGGTTACGACATAGCCTCGCCGTGTTACGACAAACGATCGCAGGTGGTTGAGATTCTGGAGCGCATCCGCAAGGGAGGCGCTAATGAGTCAATTTTTGGCATTATTTATACTCTGGATAAGGGCGACGATTGGACGACCGAGGATGCACTCCGCAAGGCAAATCCGAATTACGGTATCTCGATCAGGCCGGAGTTTTTGCAGGCTAAACAGGAGTTAGCGCAATCAACGCCGTCACAGACAAATAAAATCCTTACCAAGCATTTTAATCTGTGGGTTGCCAGTAAAACGGCTTACTACAATCTCCAGAAATGGCAGGACGCAGCCGACCCGACGCTCACCCTCGCGGATTTTGCGGGCGAGTCGTGTTACCTCGGGATCGACCTGGCCTCAAAACTGGACCTCAACGCCGTGATCCCTGTGTTCATGAGGGAGATTGATGGCCTCAAACATTTTTATTGTGTGTCTCCGATGTTTTGGGTGCCGGAGGATACGGTTTACAGCACTGATCCCGAACTCCGCCGCACTGCTGAGCGGTATCAGTCGTTCGTCAATCAGGGCGTGCTGACGCCTACAGATGGCGCTGAGGTCGATTACAGGGTCATTTTTGAAACCATCGTGAAACTACGCGAGACAGTGAAAATTGAAACCTGTCCCATTGACCCCTACGGGGCGACGTCGCTCTCTCACATGCTCGATGATGAGGGGCTGTGTCCGGTCACAATCACGCAGAATTTTACCAATATGTCCGATCCGATGCGCGAGATAGAGGCGGCGCTCGCGGCTGGGCGTTTCCATCATGACGGCAATCCGATCCTCACCTGGAATATGCAAAACGTCGTCGGGAAATATTACGCCGGTTCCGATGATGTTGTCCGGCCTACTAAAGAGGGCAGCGAGAACAAAATCGACGGCGCTGTCGGCCTGATGATGGGTGTTGGTCGCGCAATACTGAATGAGCCTCGCGACTTCCTTTCTAATCTCGACGATGACGAGGAATTATTAACCCTATGAGATTACACGACCTATTAGGCGTGGCAGGATTTAGCCTGATCATCGCTGCAACCTATCTCCGTTTCGGCCTCGCTCCGGCGCTGGCCGTTGCCGGTGGCGGGCTGCTGCTGACCGGCCTCGCCATTGCCCGTAACAGGGGGCGCTAATGCTGCTGGATGCGTTTTTCCGGTCTGATACAAACGACGGGCCGGGCAATATTGAAAACCCCGCTACGCCGCTGACAGGCGCGAATGTGGATAACGATAATAACGTTTTTCGCGATGTTTTCGTTTCGCCTGAAACCTCAATGAAACTGGCGTCGGTTTATTCATGCATTAACGTGATTTCGTCGAACGTGGCGCAGATGCCGTTACACGTTCTGCGAAAACAAGGCGACACGGTTAATCAGGCGACCGATCATCCTGTTTATTACCTGATACATAATGAGCCGAATCCGTGGGAAACCTCCTACAAATGGCGGGAGCTAAAACAGCGCCATGTTTTAGGCTGGGGAAACGGTTACACGGAGGTGATTCGCAACCGGCGCGGCGAGGTTCAGGAGCTGGCGCACAGGATGCCATGGGAAACAAACCTCACTAAATTTAGTGGCAGGTGGCGTTATGGGATTTATACGGATGATGGCTCCTGGAGCGTTCATCCTGACGATATGATCCACGTTAAAGCCATTGGCAATAATGACAAATGGGGATTGTCTCCCATTCTCCAGCACGCGCAGACAATCGGCCTCGGCCTCTCCGGGCAGAAGTACACGGAATCGTTTTTTAACGGCAACGCCCGACCGGCTGGGATCGTTTCTGTTAAGCAGACGCTTAACGACGATAGCTGGAAACGCTTAAAAAAAGTGTGGCAGCAAGCCGCCGCCGCGCTCCGTTCACAGGAAAATAAGACGCTCCTGTTACCTGCTGACCTGGATTATAAAGCGCTGACTGTGTCACCGGTCGATTCCCAGCTCGTTGAGATGATGAAACTCAACCGTTCAACGATTGCGGGGATTTTTAACGTTCCGGCACACATGATCAATGACCTGGAAAAGGCGACGTTCTCCAATATTTCGGAGCAGTCTATCCAGTTCGTTCGATTCACGATCATGCCGTGGGTAGTGAATTGGGAGCAGGAATTAAACCGCCGTTTATTTACCCGTATGGAAATGGCCGCAGGCTATTACGTCAAATTCAATTTGGCCGGTCTGCTACGTGGCACGCCTAAAGAACGGGCGCAGTTCTACCACTATGCGATTACAGACGGATGGATGAGCCGCAACGAGGCTCGCGCATTTGAGGATTTAAATCCGGTCAACGGGCTGGATGAAATGCTCGTTTCTGTTAATGCGTCGAAACCGATTAAAGACGACGACGATAAATAAGGTTTTCACTATGAGTGATGTAGAAAAACGCTGTTTTATGGGTGAGGTTCGCACGGATGAAACGGAGGGTCAGCCGGTAAAAATTATCGGCTATGCGTCCGTTTTTGATAGCCGTTCCGAGCTGATTTGCGGCTGTTTCCGCGAGATCATTAAACCGGGTGCATTTGACGGAGTATTAAACGATGACGTTCGCGGCCTGTTCAATCACGACCCTAATTATATTTTAGGGCGTACACGCTCCAAAACGCTGTCGCTCTCTGTCGATGACAGGGGGCTACGCTATGAAATTCTCGCGCCGACGACCCCGACTATCACCGATCTCGTTCTGTCACCTATGCGCCGTGGGGACATTTCACAAAGCTCGTTTGCGTTCCGCGTAGCCCGCGACGGTGAGCGCTGGTATCAGGACGATGAGGGGGTCATTGTTCGCGAAATTACGCGGTTCTCCCGTCTCTATGATGTGTCCCCTGTGACCTATCCGGCCTATACAGAGGCCGACAGCGCGGTCCGCTCTATGGAGGCATGGCGGAGCCAGCGGGATGCACAAAAACAGCCAGAGTTAGACGCCATTATCCAGCGCGAGAAACGCGCCCGCATTCTGACACTGTTAGACCGTTCCTGATTAATAAATAAATATTTAATTATTTAAGTAATAACCTCGCCTCGGCGGGGTTTTTTTATGTCCGCAAAAAGGTGATTTCCCGTATGAGCAATAAAAAATTGCATGAAATGCAGCAAAAACGCGCCACCATCGCCGCAGAGATGCGCACCCTCCATGACAAAATTGGTGATGCTGTCTGGACTGATGAGCAGCGGAGCCAGTGGGATGAGGCGCAACACCAATATAATTTGCTCGATGAGCAGATCAAACGTGAGGAGGATCTCCGTCGTCAGGATGATGAACTCGCTAAGGCCTGTTCGCCCGAGGGCCGCGACAATAGCGATTCCAGCCATCCGACAAACGAGGAGGAGCGCCGCGCATCTGTCTTTGATCGCTTTGTACGCTCCGGTGCGGGTGATCTGAGTGCAGAGGAGCGCTCAATCCTGAAGGAACTCCGCGCACAGGGTACGACAGAAGGCAATGCCGGGGGCTATACCGTGCCGACACAGTTCCGTAATCGTGTTGTTGAGGCAATGAAAGCCTACGGCGGGGTCGCCAGCGTGTGTCAGCTCCTTAACACGTCTAACGGTCAGCCGCTGGAGTGGATTTATACCGACAGCACCGAGGAAATCGGGGAAATGATCGGTGAAAATACTGCAGCGGGCGAAGAGGACACAGAATTTAAGCCGATCACGCTGGGCGCTAAAAAAATGACGTCGAAAATCATCCGCGTATCCAGCGAGCTTTTACAGGATAGCGGGATTGATATGAATGGCTATCTCGCCGCCCGTATTGCCTCCCGTTTGGGTCGGGGTGAGGCAAAAGCGATTGTGCAGGGAGCAAAAAATAAAGATGCCTCTGTGTCAGTTAAGGGGCTGAATGATTGGATTACTAAAACAACAACCGCCGCAGCGGCTAAGGCGTTTACCTGGTCGGAAATGCTTGACCTTAAACACAGCGTCGACCCCGCCTATCGTAATTCCCCGCGATTCCGTTTTGCGTTCAATGACAACACCCTGTTAGCGATCAGCAAAATGAAAGACAACCAGGGTCGCCCGCTGTGGTTGCCTGATATTGTCGGCGTCGCTCCCGCTTCCGTGCTGGGGACGCAATACGTTATCGATCAGGCTATTGCCGATGCTGACGCGGGTAATAAATTCGTGCTGTGTGGTGATTTTGATCGGTTTGTTCTCCGCCGTGTCGCTTACATGACGTTGCGCCGCCTCACTGAGCGTTATGCCGAATTTGATCAGGTTGGTTTCCTGGCATTCCATCGTTTTGACTGCGTGCTCGAAGATGGCGCAGCCATTAAAGCGCTGGTCGGCAAAGGCGCAGCGGCGGCATAACAGCCGCTGCAAAGTAAACAACGCCCTCCGGGGCGTTTTTTAATGGAGCTGATCAAATGATCCTGTCTCTGGATGAAATCAAACGGCAGTTACGGTTAGAGCCTGATTACACCGAGGAGGACGAGCATTTAACGTTAATCGGTCAGGCTGCTGAGTCCCGCACGTCGAACTATCTCAACCGTAAATTATACGCGTCAGAGGTTCCCGACAGTGATAGCGATGGGTTAGTCGTATCGGGCGATATTCGTATGGCCATGTTGATGCTGTGCAGCCATTTTTACGAAAACCGGTCATCTGTTTCTGATGTGGAAATGTTGGAAATGCCGCAGGCGTTCGACTGGCTGGCCGGTCCTTATCGGTATATCCCGTTATGAAACGAACACCCACACTCACGGCGGCGCGGTATTCATTCCCCGACCCCGGAGAGCTGAAAACCCGCGTGACGTTCCGTAAGCGCCTGGATGCACCGGCTAACGATTGGGGGACCGAATCCGTTATCCCGGAGGAGTTTAAGGCGTGGGCGAAAGTGGCGCAGACCGGCGCGACGACCTATCAGGCAAGTGTCGAAACCGGCGCGGCCATTTCTCATCTGATCACTATCCGATACACAAAACGGATCACGTCTGAATGGGAATTAATTCTCCCGTCCGGCGAGGTTCTCCGGGTTCGCCGACAGCGCGATTTAAATCATGCAGGCCGGTTCTGGCTGCTGGAGTGCGACAGCCTCGGAGGCGGTGAAAATTACACAGGGGGAGCTTATGGCTGAATCACTGTTTCATGTTGATTATGACGTCCCCGGCAATATGGAGCTGAAGCGACCTGTCATGCGTCGTGCGTTCGTTGCTATCGGACAAACGCATATGCGTGATGCGCGTCGGCTCGTTATGCGTCGGGCGACGTCAAAACCGGGCGAAAACCCGGCATATAAAACCGGCAAGCTGGCGCGTTCTATCGGTTATTACGTGCCGCGAGCCTCCTCCCGGCGCTCGGGCCTGATGGTACGGATTGCGCCGAACCAGAAACGCGGTGAGGGGAACCGCCTGATCCAGGGTGATTTTTATCCCGCATTCCTTTACTACGGCGTCAAAAACGGCGCAAAACGCCAGAAATCGCACCATAAAGGCAAGTCGGGCGGTAACGGCTGGCGCGTTGCTCCCCGCAATAATTTTATGACGGAGGTTTTAGAGCGTCGCAAGGCGTGGACGCGCTACACGTTGCAGCGTGCATTACGAAAAGCGCTGAAAGCACCGAAAGTTAAGCGGGTGAAAAAATGAAATTATCGTTAATTGTTGATGCGTTACGCACGCACGCGAAATCGTTCGGGGGTCGTGTGGCCGGAGCTGCAGAGTTTCAGGCGTTAGAGGTTAACGCCAAAATGATGCTGCCCGCTGCCTACGTTATCCCGGCCGGCGACACGGTCAGCCGACAGGAATCGAGCACGGATTATTATCAGCAAATCAGCGAGGGTTTCGCCGTCGTTGTTGTTCTGGATAACCGGCACGATTTACGCGGGCAAAAAGCCGCATTTGATGTGGTCGACACCATCCGGCGCGAGCTATTTATCGCGCTGCTGGGGTGGGAACCGGATGAGGACACGCATCCGATAGAGTACGACGGCGGGCAGGTTGTTGACATGAACCGCGCCGCTCTTTATTACCAGTTCGATTTCACTGCAGTACGTGAAATTACCGACGATGACACGCGTCACGGCGCTGATCTCGACACACTGGAGCCGCTAGAGACCGTGACGATTGATGTTGATTACATCAATCCCGGCGACGGACCTGACGGCATTATCGAACACCACACCGAGATCCATTTCCCTACGGAGTAACCCTATAAATGTATGTAATCCCTGTAAAGGGGCGATCAGTTCCTGATCCGCTCCGGGGTGACCTATTGCCCGAACGCGGACGAAATGTAGTGCGCTCGTCCTATTGGTTGCGTCGCATTGAAGCTGGCGACGTGAAAGTACAAAAGCCCGCGAAAGCGCCGGAGGCAGATAAATGACAGTCAGTTTTGATCAGGTTGCCGCGAATGTTAACGTCCCGCTGTTTTATGCAGAAATGGACAATTCGCAGGCTAACACCGCGCAAACGTCTGGCGCATCTCTGCTAATCGGGCAGGCGCTACCGGGTGCGGCCATTGCACGAAATCAACTGGTTTTGATATCGAGCGCAGATCAGGCCCGCACAGCATGTGGACAGGGGTCTCCGCTCGCTCGCATGGTTGCCGCGTATCGCAAAACAGATCCATTCGGTGAGCTGTATATCATCGCGGTGAACGATGCCGCAGAGGGAGCCGCTGCAGGTACCGCCGCGACCGGTAAAATTGCCATAGCGGGCGCTGTAACGTCTGCTGGCGCGATATCTCTCTATATTGGCTCTATTCGTATTGAGGGCATTGTGGCCGTCGATGACACGGCAATGCAGGCGGCTGAATCGCTAGCCGATGCGATTAATGCTGACGCCGATCTCCCTGTAACGGCTGCTGCTGCAGCAAACGGTGATGCGGCAACTATTACACTGACA